GTGAAAAACAAAGGAGACTGAAAAATGCTGATGTCAAGTTTGTTTACAGAAGACACGGACGGGAGCTTGCGGGCTGACGTTATTGTGGACGGCGGCGGTTACCAGATTCGTTATTGCGATCTGTCTGGTGACTGTTTCAAGTCTGAAGACTTTCCTGGTAAGAGCCTACGCTTTGTAGAAGATGCTGCTGAAAACTGGACAATGGGGATCAAGACTCTCAATGGCTAATGTTCCTGGTGTAAAGGGTAAAACTTTTGATTTGAAAGTTGATACCGACAATCACATTGTTTATGTAGGCGAAGATGAACTAGTAAGAGGTGTTAGAGAAACTTCACTATTCGTCAAGGCTTACATCATGGGGAGAGATCATAAGAAGTTAGAAATAAGGTCATCGTTGAATCTATGACAGAACTGAATACCAACATCATCGTAAATAAAATCTCAAAATACACTGACAATGGCGTTCCATTTATTGATGCCATTGTTGCTTATGCTGAAGAAGAAGGATTAGAGATTGAAGTTCTGGGCGAGTTTATTCGCAAGTCTCCAATACTAAAATCTAAGATTTATGATGAAGCAATAGAACTTAACATGGTAGAAAAGATCGCGAGGTTGCCATTTTAATGTCTGTCTATGTGACAAAAGACGCATTTGAACTTTACATGTATTTCTTGGCCATAAAAAGACATTTTACGTCTAACTATGACTTTTTCAAATACAATGGTAAAGTAAAAGCTAATGCTCAGTCCTTTGAAAACAGAAAGGACAAGTTCTTCTTCTATAAACTATCAAAACGAAAGGAGGCGCGTGATCTAATCCTAGCAAACGTATTGGTTGACCCTGACATTTGGGTAGGCAACCTTCTTGAAGAGAAAGCTAACGAAGTCTATAAATCTTGGTTGAAGCGAAAACAGAGCTTGACATACCAGTTCAAATCTGATATAAAAGAGCTTCACGAAGATTTCAACAGAAACTTCGTTGTTGAGTCGGGCCAGCATCCTCATGTGTTGCGCCTCTACATGATGAAAAGAATCTGTCTTGAGACACTTGTTATCTTGACAGAAACAACTGGGTGTTTACCTTATTGGGAGAAGAAAATCTCCGATCCCGTGGTATTCCCTAGTATAAATAAACTTGTGGTCGCATACAGACCATTTCTAAACTATGAGAGGACCAAAATGAAAAACATCCTTTTTGAAACATTCGCACACAACGCACAATAAAACGCATACAACGCACATACAGGAGATACAATAATGACTACATCTTTTTCCGCACTGAAGAAAAACCGCACTTCATCCTTTGATAAGTTGAATGATCAACTTCAAAAGCTGAATAGCAACACACCCTCCCGAGACGATAACTACTGGAAGCTAGAGGTCGATAAGGCTGGCAATGGCTATGCTGTTATTCGTTTTCTTCCTCCTCCCCAAGGCGAAGACCTTCCTTTTGTTCGTGTCTTTGATCACGGATTTCAAGGTCCAGGTGGCTGGTACATTGAAAACTCTCTGACGACAATCGGGCAAGACGACCCAGTGTCTGAGTACAATTCTCAACTCTGGAACAACGGCACAGATGCTGGTAAAGAAGAGGCTCGTAAACAGAAGCGCCGTCTTAGCTACCATGCGAACATCTATGTCGTAAAAGACCCAGCTAACCCTCAGAATGAAGGTAAAGTTTTTCTTTACAAGTTCGGTAAGAAAATCTTTGACAAGCTGAACCAAGCGATGAACCCAGAGTATGAAGACGAAACTCCTCTCAATCCTTTTGACTTCTGGGAAGGCGCTAACTTCAAACTCAAGGCTCGTAATGGCGATGGTGGGTATCGCACATACGAACCGTCTTCCTTTGATTCACCTTCTGCGTTGACTGATCCTTCTGGCAACGCTTTGAGTGACGAAGAACTAGAAGCGATTTGGACCACACAACATTCGCTTCAAGAGATCATCGACCCTAAAAACTTCAAGTCCTATGATGAACTGAAAGCAAAGCTGTACAAAGTTCTAGGTCTTGATGGCGGCCGACACGCACCCAAAACAAAGGCCGAGGACGATGAACCCGCGATGGACTTCACTCCTAAGTTCAAAGAGCGTTCTGCTCCAGCTATGGATGAAGCTCCATCGCCTTCGGGCAACCAAGACTTTGGAGATGACGATGATGATTCGTTGGACTTCTTCAAGTCATTGGCTGAAGACGACTAAAGCAAGTTTTGACGACCTTGCTGAC